AGCCAGGGCTAATTGTCAACCGCGAGTGCAAACTGCTGCGCAAAGCGCTGGGTGGCGGGTATCACTTCAAGCGCGTGGCGGTCGGCGCTGGCCAAGAACGCTTCAGGGACGCGCCAAACAAGAACGAACACTCACACATTGGTGACTCATTTGGGTACTTGATGCTGGGCGGTGGTGAATACAACCGCATGACCCGCACCCACCAGCTCGGTGGCCGGCCAATGCAGCAAACCGTGGCCAGCCTTGACTTCGATGTGTTTGGTTGATGTATATCTTGCGTATATCATACCATTGCGCGTTGTACAGAATCCAATAGAATCGGTTGAAATTGAACTGCTGGGGTGCTAAATGAAACAAACTGTGAAGAACCGTGAAAAGCGTGCGTTGTTGAAAGAGGCTGCAGCTGATGGCCGTGGCAATGACAGCATGATGGCGCATGTGGCCAAGGGCGAGATTGTTGTGCCGGTTGAATTGGCCAACAATCCAGAGATGCGTAAGGCATTGGCCCAGGGTTTTGAGGCGCTTGGCACAAGCATTGACAACTACACCGTTGGCCATGAGAAAAACAGCAAAAACCCAGAGACTGGCGAGGCTGAGTTCTTGTCTCTCAAGAGTTTTGCGGGAACGATCATTGGTGCAGGTATTGGTTATGTTGCGAGCGGTGGTAGTCCTGCTGGAGCAATTCAAGGCGCAAAGATCGGCGCTGGTGTTGATGTGACACGCGCTTCTATTGACAACGCAAAACTCGCACGCGAGCAGGCAGCACAAGCCCAGGCGACAGCCATTGAAGAGGCGCGCAAAGCCCGTGAGCAAGCCGCATCTGAGGCGCAGAAAAGCCGTGAGGCCACAGCGCTTGAAGCGCAAAAGGCACGCGAGCTGCAGTCGTCAGCGCTTGAGCAACAGAAAGCCGACGCAGCTGCGCGCCTTGAGCAGACCAAACTCAGTGCCGAGCAGCAGGCCAAGCTGATGCAAGACCTGACAGCACAGCAGAGATCGGCTGCTGACCTGGCACAAGCCCAGCTCGCGCAGCAGCAAAAACAATACGAAGAGCAAAAGCTCACAATGGAGAAGCAGGCCAGCGAACAAGCCGCAGCGCTTGAAGAAGAGCGCCGCAAAGTGGCACAGCGCGAGTCTGCGCAGATGACTGCACGCCGTCGCAGTGGCCGTCGCTCACTGTTGTCTGAAGCTCGACTCAACCCAGAGCTTGGTATCACTCAACAAGAGCAGCAAAAAACCCTGCTTGGAGCGTAAGCCATGGCTGTCGCAACCGTATCGCAAGAAAAATACAACCAGATGGTGGCCAGCGGCCAGCCAATCCCTATTGGTTTGCAGGTTGAAGGTGGAGCGCCAGCCGCGCCAGCGGCAACTGCTGCAAAGGTTGACCCCAACACTGTTGATCCGGTCTACAAAAATGCTGTGATCGCCATGCAAGGCGCTGGCATTGCTGACACTGAGATCACAAAATTCTTGCAAGAGCAAAGCACCGCTGCAGCGCAGGCCGAGGCAGCGCGCCTGGCTGATGAGCAAGCCTTTGCCAAGGCCCAGGCCGAGCTTGATGCGCTGGCACAGCAAGAGCGTGATGTGATTTTGAAGCAGCAGGCCGACTACGAGGCCATGCAAAAGCGCATGCAAGAGGAAGCCGCAGCTATGGCCGCACAAGCCAAGGCAGAGCAAGAGCGATTGGCCGCTGAGAAGAAGGCATTTGAAGAGAGAGCCGCTGCCCAGGCAGAGAAGACACGCACTGAGACTGAGGGTTTTCAGCGCACCGGTGCTGAGAGAGAAGTCGCACGCAAGAAGGCTGCGCGCAGCACTGTGGCCAGGCCACTGCTGGCAGCTGCAACCGCATCGGGTGGACCACAAACGCTTGGCTATGGCGGTGGCATGAGCGCTGGCGGCTCGCTTGGCACAACACAAACACTGGGAGTTGGATGATGAAGACAGACAAAGTCGAAAAAGTGATGAGCGAGTACAAAGCAGGAAAGCTCAAGTCAAGCTCTGGCCAAAAGGTTACGAGCCGCAAGCAAGCAATCGCAATCGGTTTGTCTGAGCAGCGCTCTGCGCGCAAAGACGGATTGATGAAAGAAGCAAAGGTCTGACCATGGCAACCAAAGGAATGCTCGAAAATGTCGAGCTTGAAGATGATGCCGAAGAGATGATGCCAGAGGGCAAATGCCCAGAGGTGTTGCGCAACAAGCAGATGAGCATTCGCAATCACCGCGTCTGCATCGTCAAAGCTAACCTTGGTCCGGCAAATCCACGCGCACCAGAAATGTTTTTCTGGTTGAAGAAGACTGCGGTGTGGAATGTCAGCGAATATGCAGCACGCGAAATGCTATGCGGCAACTGTGGCCACTATGTCAAAACAAAATTCATTGACGACTGCATGAAGAAGTATGAGCAAGTGACACCGCCAGAGGTGGACCCGTCATGGGTTGACACCGGTGATGGCGGTGGCTATTGCACCGAGTGGGATATTCCATGCACGGCTTCGCGCACATGCGACACATGGGAACCAGGTGGCCCGATTACAGATGCAAAGGAAAAAGAAAATGGCGACGACTAAACCAACCGGTGGCATGCGCTTAACTGTTGAGCAGATCATCAAGCGTCAAGACCTGGCGCAGAAAAAGAAAGACGAATTTCAACAGCTCTATCAAGACGCATATGAGTTTGCTCTGCCACAGCGCCAGCTGTATGGCATCTGGGAAGGTGGCAGCACTGGCAGCAAGAAGATGCAGCGCGTCTTTGACTCGACCGCCATCAACTCAACCCAGCGCTTTGCCAACCGCTTGCAGTCTGTTGTATTTCCACCACAGCGCAAGTGGTGTCGCCTTGATGCCGGCTTGGACATCCCGTTTGAGCGACGCCCACAAGCGCAGGCCATTCTTGATTTGTATGGCGACAAGATGTTTGCGACGCTGCGCCAGTCAAACTTTGACATCGCCATGGGTGAGTTCTTGCTCGACCTGGCTGTTGGCACTGCAGCGATGATGGTGCAGCCTGGTGATGATGTAAACCCGATCAACTTCATCCCCGTGCCGCTGTTCTTGGTGAGCTATGAAGAGGGCGCGAATGGCCAGGTGGACAATGTCTACCGTCGTCTGCGAATGAAGGGTGAGAGCATTCAGCGCCAGTGGCCAGACGCCAACATCGGCGCTGACCTGGCGCGCAAGATTGCAGACAAGCCGACCGAAGACATCGAGCTGCTTGAGGCGACCGTGTATGACCACAAGCGTGGTGACTATTGCTACCATGTGATTCACAAAGAATCCAAGTCTGAGCTGGTTTACCGTCGCAAGAAGTACAGCCCTTGGGTGATCAGCCGCTACATGAAAGTGGCCGGCGAGATTTATGGCCGTGGTCCATTGATGACTGCGTTGCCAGACATCAAGACGCTCAACAAGACCATCGAGTTGCTGCTCAAGAACGCATCACTGGCTGTGTCTGGTGTGTACACCGCAGCCGACGACGGTGTGCTCAACCCCAACACCGTGAAGCTGACACCTGGTGCGATCATTCCCGTCGCTCGCAACGGTGGACCGCAAGGCCCAGCGCTGTCGCCGCTGCCACGCTCTGGTGACTTCAATGTGACCCAGCTGGTGATCAACGACCTGCGCGCCAATGTCAAGCGCATCTTGCTCGACGAGTCATTGCCACCAGACAACATGAGCGCACGCAGCGCGACCGAGATTGTCGAGCGCATGAAAGAGCTGTCGCAAAACCTTGGCTCTGCCTTTGGTCGCTTGATCAATGAAACCATGATCCCCTTGGTGGCCAAGATCATGGAAGTCATGGACGAGCGCGGTTTGATTGACATGCCTTTGCGCGTTAATGGCCTTGAGGTCAAAGTCACGCCGCAGTCGCCACTGGCCAACGCGCAAGCGATGGACGAGATCAATGCGGTGCTGCAGTTTGCTCAGATGACCCAGACCATGGGGCCAGAGGGCATGGTGGCCGTTAAGTTTGGCGACACCATTGACTACCTGGGCGAGAAGCTGGGTGTGCCAGCAGCACTGCGCAACACCGCAGCCGAGCGTGCATTCCAGCTTGAGCAGCAACAGCGCCAGCAAGTTGAGGCGCAAGCTGCCCAGATGCAGATGGCCCAAGCTGAAGCAGGGGCGCAGGCATGAGCTGGGACGAGCTTGAAGCGATTGGTGTAAACCCTGATGATGTCAGAGATGTGAAGCAGCAACGCGAAGATTTGGCGCGTCTGACGCTTCGCGTCTTTGCAAGTGAAGATGGCAAGAAGCTGCTTGAGTGGCTGAAGGCTGTCTATGTGGATGTGCCTATCGCAGTGCCAGGCGCAGACCCGTCTCATGCCTTCTATGCTGAAGGGCAGCGAAGTGTGGTGCGGGACATTGAGGCACGCATCAACCTAGCAAGGAACCTATGACCGACCAAGCAACCGTCGAGCCCGCAGCAAGCGGCCTACTTGACAATGTGCAAGTGGAAGACAAATCACAAGCAGCAAACCCCCAAGCAGCAGACATCAGTCACAAAGCCGATGGCCAAGCTGTTGACACCGGTGCGCCCAAAGCCAAGCCTGAATATCTGCCAAACAACTTTTGGGACTCAGAGAAGGGCGAAGCCAACTATGAGGCCATGGCCAAGTCGTGGACCGACCTGCGCAAGACCATCTCGCAGGGCAAGCACAAAGCCCCTGAAGACGGTGAATATGACACCAGCGTGTTGGCCGAAGGCGTTGACGCATCGGCTCTGACCGACTACGCAAAGAAGTGGGGCTTGAGCCAGGCTGCCTTTGAAGAGTTGGCATCGCAGACCAAGCAGCTCGCAGAGCAGGCAGCTGGCCCAGCCATTGACTCAGCAGCCGAGATGAAGCAACTCGGACCCAATGCCAGCGCCATTCTTGAGGGCATGGTCAACTGGGGCCGTGGCCTGGTGAACAAGGGCGTTTGGTCAGCCGATGACTTTGAAGAGTTCAAGATCATGGGCGGCACAGCTCGCGGCATCAACGCTTTGATGAAAATTCGTGAGGCGTATGAGGGCCGTGTGCCGGTTGACTCGATTCAAATGGAAGGCGCACCAAGCAAAGATGATTTGTATGCCATGGTGCAAGACCCCAAGTACAAAACCGACGCGGCATACCGTCAAAAGGTCGAGCGCTTATTCCAGCAAACAATTCGCTGAGATTTGCCAGGAGCCATTGACCCGCCTTGTGCGGGTCTTTTTTTGTCTATTTTTCAAACGGTGCTTGCACTGTTGTAAAAAAACCATACAATTTGGCCAAGGCCCACCGAGCAATCGACCCTTGCCGCAGCGGATGCTGACGAGTGGCTGGCGCAAGCAGCAAGCAACGGCCCTGAGTTCTCAGGCTAACCAGAGCGCTAAACCCTGATCAACAAACTCAATGAGGTATCAAAATGAGCGTTTCTCTTTCTAACGCCTTTGTGACACTCTTTGACGCTGAAGTGAAACAAGCCTACCAGGGCAAAGCAATGCTGGTTGGTGCTGTTCGTCAGCGTCGTGGTGTCGAAGGTTCTACCGTTAAATTCCCTAAAGTCGGTTCTGGTGTTGCCACTCCCCGTGTGCCACAAACTGATGTCACTCCCATCAACGCTTCTTTCAGCCAAGTCACTTTGACTTTGGGTGACTGGAACGCTGCTGAATACAGCGACATCTTCAACCAAGCCAAGGTCAACTTTGACGAGCGCCAAGAATTGGTGCAGGTTGTGGCAGCTGCCATGGGCCGTCGTCAAGACCAAATGATCATCGACGCTTTGACCGCATCAAGCACCAGCTTGACCGTGAGCAACGACATCGGTGGCGCTGACACCAACTTGAATGTGGCCAAGCTCCGCGAAGCCAAGCGCTTGTTGGACAAAAACAATGTGGACCCAGGTGATCGTCACATCGTGATCCACGCCAACAGCTTGGCCAGCTTGCTGTCCGAGACTGCTGTGACTTCTTCGGACTTCAACAGCGTCAAGGCTTTGGTGCAAGGTGACATCAACACATTCTTGGGCTTCACTTTCCATGTGATGGGTGATCGCTCTGAAGGTGGCTTGGCCATCGACGGTAGCAACGACCGCACTGTGTGGGCTTTCCACAAGACTGCTGTTGGCTACGGTGAAGGCATCGGCATGCGCACCGAAATCAACTACATCCCCGAGAAGACCAGCTGGTTGGTTAACGAAGTCTTCAGCGCTGGCGCTATCGCCATCGACGCTGCTGGTATCGTTCAAATCACCTGCCGCGAATCTTGATCTAATCTTTAAGGAGTAAGCATCATGGCTTTCGCAATGTCTGGTTTGACCGCCATTGGTCAATCAAAGCGCGGCAACGCACCTGGCTTGTTTTTGTACAAAACAGCCGACACTCAAGCAACAGTGAACACTTCCGGTTATTTCAACAGCATCGCTTCGTTGTTGACCGTTGGTGACATCATTTTTGTGTACGACTCCACCACTCCCAGTTTGGTGCTCACTTATGTGAACGCTGTTTCTGGTGCTGGCGTGGTTGACATCGCTGACGGCACAACCGTAAGCGCAACAGACACCGACTAATCATCGGCTTGTCTGAAGGCGGGCCAGCTTTCGGGGGTTCTCGGGGGCTGGCCCTTCTCACATTGAGGGGTTCACATGGCTGCAGGCGATACCGGAATTTCAATCTGCTCAGACGCTTTGATCATGTTGGGATCGAAGGCGATCTCATCATTCAATGACGGCACTGACGAGTCAAGCTCTTGTGACCGACTCTATCCAGACATCAGAGACTCTGCGTTGGTCATGTACCCGTGGAGTTTTGCTACAAAGAAAATCAAGCTCGCACGCTTGGTGACCACACCGACAAGCGTGTGGCGATACGAATACCAGCTCCCAGGCGACAAGCTCAACAACCCCCGCGCTGTGTATGCGTCGGCTTATGTTGGCGCGAATGCACAAAAAGACTGGGACATTCAGGGCGACCGTCTGCTGACAAATCTGCAAGAGGTCTACATTGACTACCAATTCAGCGTTGGCGAGTATGCGATGCCGCAATACTTTGTGCAGCTGCTGAAGTACATGATGGCCTGGCACTTAGCCATGACGATCACCGAGCAGGCTGACCGTGCTCAATACTGGCAGCGTGTTGCTGTTGGTGACCCTGCAGAAAATGGCCGTGGTGGATATTTCCGCACGGCCATGCAGATCGACGGCCAGAGCCGACCAAACAATGTGCTTGAAGATCACAGCCTTGTTGCAGTGAGGAACTGATGCCACGCTTTGTTGACATCCAAACCAACTTCAGCACGGGCGAGCTGGACCCATTGCTGCGCTCGCGGGTTGACCTGGCGCAGTACAACAACGCTTTGGCCAAGGCCACCAATGTGGTGATCCAGCCACAGGGTGGCATGCGTCGTCGCCCTGGCACAAAGTACATGGCAGAGCTGCCAAACAGCAGCACAGAGAGCGCAGCCAACGGTGTGCGCCTTGTGCCATTTGAGTT